AGATTTTAAACGTAGTGTGATATTATCTATTAATAAACCACTACCTGATCCGGTTACATTTATTGCATTTGTTTCTGTTAATTGATGCTCACCAGCTGAAGGTGAATCATCATTAGCGGAAAGCGATAATGCAGTATATTCACCGCGGTTAAGTAGACTAACAGTTGTTGGTATTGTATCAGACACAGCGTCAATTCTAAATGTTGCTTCTGTACCAGTTCCTATGTCTATTGTAACAACATCACCTACTTGATAGCCAGATCCAGCAAGAGTTGCGTCAGCTCCTCTAACTTTAAAGTCACTGATTTCCATTACTGGTACTAATGTTGGTTCCGCACCAGATCCACCTGAACCTGATAAAGTTGGAACAACAAGATAACCGCTACCTTTAGAAGTTACTGTAACACTTTGTATTGTACCATCTGCAGACGCACTTGCGTTTTTAGACGTTGATGCTTCACGAAATACTTTCAGATTATTACCATAGGTTAAAAAACCTGCAGCATTAAAATAATCCTCAGCAAAGTCAGCATCACTAGGCTTCCCGAAGGTAGCCGAGAGTTCTTTCTCGGATCCTACTGTTATAAGCTCATCTGCAGGTCCCCATCGGAATTTCCCGACAATACCTCCTATAGATGTTGTTACAGCAGGAACCACATTTGTCAAGTCAATTTCATTGACATCGACACCTGGAGATACTAAGAATCCCATGATAGTTTCCTTTCAGTTTAACTACATATGTAGTTTCGTTTAATTAATATGTTAATCATTACAAGAGTAATCAATATATCTATTTATAGATCTTTCCACTCCTGCAATTGACGTGCAAGCTCACGATACTCGGCATTAACATCATCATTTGACGATACAAAACCAAAATTTATCATGTCATCTTCCATTGCCTCTCGATCTGTGTATAACATTTTTTTCAAATCGATCTCATCAATATTACCAAATGCATCAGTTGAAACAAACCAACCAAACATAACTAAATTCATTACCATATCATCATGACATCCTTTGTCTGCTTCGTATGAACTACCTTTAGGTACAAATGAACTTAATTCTTGTATTGTATCTGCGTCTACTATTTCTAGTGCATCTTGTTCTATTAAATCTTTTAAGTTTGAACAACCAATTCTTTTTGTCTTTTTAGTCATTGTAGCACCGATGCCACCCACTTTTACAGTTGACTCAACAAATGTGTTCTCGTATTCTAAATCGTAATAAACACCGTTACAAACAACTTGACCTGCGTCATTGCTTTCTATAACTACAATAGCTTCGTTATATATTTTTGCTGCCCATACAATAACGTCAGGTAACAGTAATGGCGATATTTTATTGTCTCTAAATGTACATACTTGTTTAAATGGTCTTGTGGTTATATCAAATATAGTAAATGTAGAATAGTCTTGACCTCTACCTTTTGACACGTCTACACACATAATGTACTGATGATCTATATCAGCTCTTTCATACATTTTTATATTTCTTCCTACAACTGTTTCAATAGGTTCTTTAGCTTTTAATCCTAATAATTTTTCTGCTGAAACAAGAGTTGAAGAACTACCAACAAATTCATTTGAAAATTCTTGTGCAAATTGTGCTTCCGATGTATTAGCAATAGTCATTTCTTTCCAAGCTTCATCTCTTCCAGGAACATCCCACCAATCAACTCTAAAAGATTTAAACTCATTAGACTGTTGTACAGCACCTTCCCATATTTTGTAGAACATATTACCAACACCATTTGGTGTAGAAGTGATAATAACTTTTGTTTCTTGTCCTGAAGATATTACAGGATAAGTAGCTGTGTAAAATTGATTTGCGTTTTCAACAAAAGCAAACTCATCAAGAAATAGTAAGTTAACAGATTGACCACGAATAGAAGATGCAGATGTCGCAGCTGCAATGATTCGTGAGTTATTAGAAAACTCAAGCGAACCTTTATTTAAAACTCTACAACCCGGCTGTAAAAAGAAT